AGGTTATACCGTTGACACTTGGAAAAATGCCAAGCAAATCAAAAACGACATTCTTTTCCAGCTTTAAACAATAAAGGGGTGCGACTTGACAACGCACATAATTTAAACCATAAACAAGATGAAAGCACAAATTCAAATCCATTTACCAAGCCAGCACTTGCACGTTGCTGCTGCAAGGTTTAGGCTTCGCAACCGCAAAGATCTGAAGTATTATGAGAACTTTGATTCGTTGAGAGATGCAAGGCAGTACCTTCTTGACCTCTCGCAAGATTTAGAGGACACCGAATTGGGTGACGATTGGTTAAGCTACGACAGCGTAACTGCGTACATTGTAACCGAGAAGGAGGAGATGATATGAGGGCGTTTTACTTTATACTCGCATTCTTTGCGGTACTTGTGGAGAGCGACCGAGTTGACCAGTTCGTCTGCTGGGTAATTGATGCGCTGGCATTGACTACATTTTGTATCTTCTTAGCCTTTTTTGGCACGGTTGCCATAGGCTTAATTTTTAACTAATATGAAAACACCGATGCAAGAGTTATTGGAATGGGTTAGAGCAACCCTGCCAATGGATTTAGACACGCCACGAATGATTGAGGCTAAGATAGAATCATTGATAGAAAAGGAGAAAGAGCAATCAATTAGCATACTGATCAAATATCATAATAGTTTATTTTCTTTGCCATTAAAGGATGGTGAAGCAGAAGCAATATATAACCATATTGTTAATACCAACAAAATGGTTTAACCTTTAACACCAAAGAGAAATGAATCTTATATTTGATTTTATAAAAAAGGTTTTTACCCACAACCGATGTGATGGATGCGGTTTCACTAAGGATGATGTTTATGTAACTGAATACTTTGCAGAGGCAGGATACATTGAGTGTAAAAAATGCTATAATAAAAAACCATTTAACTCTAAAAAGAAATGAAAACACCAATTGAATTAGCAATCGAAGTGATTGCCGACCTTCCGACTGAGGTGCTGAACGCATCCAGCATAAAACAAGTAGTTATCGGGTTACTTAAACAAGCAGCCGTACACGAAAGGGAACACCTAACCCTTGCATTCATGGAGGGGCAATCAACACCAAAGGCATCCTTTGAGATGTGGTTTAATAAGAAGTATAAAAAGACTGAAAGGACATCTGATGACTCCGAATGAGATAATTGAAAGGGTAGCAATCTACCGAGGCGTAAGCATCCAGCAGATTTTAGGAAAGTCAAGAAAGCAAGAGATAGTTAACGCACGTCATGGAGCGCAGTATTTAGTGATGAAGCATTGTAAAAAAATGAAGCAAGAGGCAATGGCTGCACCCTTCAATCGTGACCGCACTACTCTATTGCACGCAAGGGATGCGGTAAATGATTCGCTTGCTATTAACGATGGGCAGTTCCGATGGATCAACAACGTAGAACTCGGCAAAGGCTACGGAGATAAAGTCTTAGAAAAGCTATTTGCTGTCAAAGAGTGCATGGAAAAAGGCTATACTGGCGAGGCTAAAAAGATTGTAAACGATGCGATTGAGTTACGGCAGTCGTTTCTTGACAGCTTAGAACAACTAAAATTACAGCAAGTGTTTGATAATCAAAAGTAATCACTATATTAGCAGCCGTGAAAGCACGGCAAATCATAATGAATCTATATGATTCAGGCGAGTTGATGAAGGCTTGCAAGTCAATAGGCAGCACTTACCATGACGATTTATGTCAGGAGGTGCTGCTTTGTCTTTTTGAGAAACCCGAAGCAAAGATATTAGAGGCGCACGAAAAGGGATATTTTAGATTTTACGTAGTTAGGATTGTGATGAACTTTGCCAACTCTAAAAACAGCAGCTTTCACAAAAAATATAGAAATAGGGATGAGGTCATTCCGATAGACCACCTCGGGCAAGTAGGCGAGATGCCAGTCGAATCTTATCTTGAATCGCACGGCATTGACTTAACGGCTGGGGATTACGATTATCAAAAAGACTTAGACACGCAAGGGAAGATAGACCGATTAGAGGTGGCGTATTTAAGATTAAATAACGAGAATGAATTCCCCTACGAACAAAAACTGCTTGACCTACATTTAACACTAAGGAACAAGCGAGCGGTCAGCAGATTGACCGGGATACCTTATCGCACCGTTTGTCATAACTTAGACACTATCTATAAATCTTTGAAAGATGCAGCACTTAATTATTAGCGCACTTGCTGGCTTGGCTGGCTACTCATTTGTTATGTTAGCTGGTTTTAACCTAAAGGGGAAACCCTTGAACTGCCAAGTATGTATGGCGTTTTGGTTTGGCTTGATTACCTCGTTATTAGTTGAGCCTTCCTTCTATGCTCCAGCCGTTGGCTTTGGGGCGATGTGGTTTGCAGCAATGGCACAAAAAACTTTACTAAAATGACACAAGACCAATACCTATCACTAAGGGCAGCACGACCTTACTTAGACCAATATTTTGCAGTTGGAAGCGTGAGCATTCCGCACGATGTAGCGCAGATGATGCAGAAGGTTCACAGCGAACTTTATGGAGGTGGCTTTAATAACTGGTGTCAGGCTTGCGTGATAGAAGCACTCACCCGATTGATGGTGGACTACGATAAGTACGAAACCAAAAGCGCACCAGTAATTATCTCAACTGGCAAAGAGGCAAAGGTCAAGACAAATGTCACCAAGCGAAGCAGCAAGAATAATTGAGATATTAACCCAAACGCTGGAGGCTATCTGCGATACCGAGGTGGACAACAGCTATGAGGTCAAGCAGAAGTTAATAAACAAAATAAGCGAACTAATTGATAAGATATGACGACAACACCTATCAACAAAATCAAATCGAACCCTAACAATCCGAGGGTAATAAAAGACGACAAGTTTAAGAAGCTGGTGCAGTCTTTAAAAGACCTACCCGAAATGGCGCAAGTGCGACCGATAGTAGTCAATCAGGATATGATTGTCTTAGGCGGTAACATGAGGCTAAAGGCAATGAAGGAAGCAGGATGGAAGGAAGCACCAGTTGCCGTAGTGGATTGGGATGAAGATAAGCAGAGGCAGTTTATTATTAAAGACAATGTAGGCTTCGGAGAGTGGGATTGGGATATGTTAGCGAACGAGTGGGATGCCGAGAGTTTAGGAGATTGGGGATTGGATGTTGGTGGCTTTGATGTAAACGCAGCAGATATGACTGATGAATTTAGTTTACCTGATGGCGACAAAGCACCGTTTCAACAAATGACTTTTACGCTTGCAGATGAACAAGCAATGCAAATACAAAACGCAATAGCCGATATAAAAGCTACCGAAGAGTATAAGTACGCTGAAACTATGGGCAATGAGAACAGCAACGGAAACGCTTTGTATTTAATTGTAATGCAATGGGCAGAGCAAAGGAAATAGTGGTTAAGGTAATACCAGCCAAGATTGCTAATGAGTTTGTAAAAAAATATCATTATTCAGGAAAGGTTGTGCCAAATTCGACTTTGCATTTTGGTTGCTTTTTAGACGAAAAGCTGCATGGGGTAATGAGTTATGGAAGCCCGATGGTGAAGGCTAAAGTTATTCATTATGTTGAAAAGACTAAATGGAATGAAGTTATCGAATTGAATAGAATGGCTTTTGATGATTATTTGCCAAAATATTCGGAAAGCCGATGTATTGCAATAAGCATTAAGCTAATTAAGAAAAATGCACCACAAATAAAATGGATTTTAAGCTTTAGTGACGGAAACCTTTGTGGGGATGGCACAATTTATAGAGCAAGCGGATTTCAATTAATAGGAGTTAATAAAAATTCCAGCACATATCAAATGCCAAATGGAGAAGTGGTTTGTAGCTTAACAAGTTCAGCACATAGAACAAAAGAAAGCAATGGCAAAAGTGGCACAAGCTGGATAAAAGATAACGGAGGGAAAAAATTAGATGGCTTTCAAATTAGGTACATTTACTTAATAGATAAAACAAGTAAAATAACAGTTCCAATATTGTCATTTAACAAAATAGATGAAATGGGCGCTGGTATGTATAAAGGAAAAAAAGTATCTTTGGCAGATAGAAAACAAAATGCGGCAGTAGCTCACTTGGGAGAGCGCTTGGCTTCCAGCCAAGAGGGGGCGTTCGATGCGACCGTGCCGCTCCAAAATTTAGAGGGAATATAGAAAATGGCAAACGAACATAATCTTATCCCTGCTAAAAAAGGGGAAGTAAGAAACCCGAACGGCAGACCGAAAGGCACACGCAACCGCAGCACTATCGTTCGAGAGTGGCTGGAGGTACAGCAGTCCGTTAAAAACCCTATTACTGGCGAGCAGGAGGTATTAGAGCAGCAGGACATTATGACGCTGGCTTTAATAAAGAAAGCGCGTGAGGGGGATGTTAATGCGTTCAGGGAATTGATGGACAGCGCACACGGAAAGCAGACAAATCAAATCGAAGGCTCAATGCAATTAACTGGCTTGAAGGTTGAGGTGGTAGATAGCGGATTCAGCACGGCATCTTCGGAGAGTGAAATAATCGACTGATGTGTTTGAAAGTTCGGTTTTATTCAAAGACAACTACTCGGCAACCGATAAAGTCGTAGTCAATCAAGGGGGTTCGAGTTCGGGCAAGACTTACTCCATTCTTCAGGTGCTATTTTTGAGAGCCATAGAGCATCCGAGAAGCGTTACGACTATCGTGGGGGAAACTATCCCCAACCTTAAAAGTGGCGCGCTTAGAGATGCCCAAACAATTGTGGCGAATTCGCCTATATTAACCAAGTTGATAGCAAGCTACAACGCTACCGACCGAGTGTACACCTTATACAACGGTTCGGTATTGGAGTTTAAATCTTACGAAACCAGCCAATCGGCTAAGTCAGGTAAGAGGCAGTTCCTATTCGTGAACGAAGCCAACGGCATAAGCTATGAGATTTGGAACGAACTCTATCTACGCACAACCATTCAGGCTTTTATTGACTACAACCCCAATGCAGAATTTTGGGTGCATGAAAAGATAATCGGCAAGGGTGGGGTGCGGTTGTTTATCTCCGACCATAGGCACAACCCTTATGTATTACCAGCCATTCGGGAGAAGATAGAAGGACTTAAGGACATAGACTTAGAATTGTGGAAGGTGTATGCAAGAGGGCGTACCGGGCGCATCGAAGGTCTTGTATTCCGTAATTGGGATATTTGCGATTCGATTGACAAGGTACGCTGCAAGCTGGTTGCACTTGGAATGGACTGGGGTTTTACGAATGATCCGACTGCTCTTTGTGCGGTTTGGAAAGATGGCGAGCATTTGTATATTGAGGAGTTACTCTACGAACGAGGCTTAACAAACCAAGACATCGGGGCGAGATTGAAGGATATGGCTATCGGAAGGACAATGGAGATAATAGCAGATTCAGCAGAGCCTAAGTCTATTGAGGAAGTGCATAGAATGGGGTTCAATATACACGGAGCAAACAAGGGTAAAGACTCAATCCAAAATTCAATAGATATTCTAAAGCGTTACAAACTGCACGTTTTGCGTGGTTCGGTCAATCTTATAAAGGAACTCAACAGCTACAAGTGGAAGCAGGATAAGAACGGCAACCCATTAAACGAGCCAGTTGATTTTCAAAACCACGCCATTGATGCGCTTAGATATGTGGCACTCAATAAATTAAAGGTGGCTAACTCAGGAAAATATTTTATATTGCAAGCGTAAAACGACAACGAGATGAATACAGAAACACGAATGACTGACGAGAATATGCTCAAGCATATTGAAAGCCACAAGGGCAATTTTAACTTTACTATCGCTCACCGTGTGGCATCGCTGATGTACTACAAAGATGCTCCGACAATGGTTTACCTGACTAACATGATTTGCATCGGTTACAACCTTATTCCTAATGACAAAGAGTATGCGCAAATTGGGTCACTTACGCCTGAAAAAATGAAGCTGATTATTGAAGAACAAAAAGGAGATATTGACTTTACTCAACCAAATCAATGTTTAAAAATTGATAAAGGATACAACGGAGTATCGGGCCTTAAAGCAGCGTTGTGCTATGCCTACAACCTAAAGCCGAACCAATGAAAGCGCAGACCTTTATTTTCGTACACGACCAGCAGATAGTCATTGACTACATTCAGGCTGGCAAGTTTGACCAATTACCCGACGTGAGATATGTGTTTTTAGGACAGCGACCTATTGACCGATTAGACCAGTTTATCGGAGAAAAGAAAGTGATTGTGGCACGAAACCTACCCGATAATATCGAACACTTACCCAACTTAGTTGCTTGGACTGGGTGGTATGCTGTGGCACGGAACGGGCTGATAACAGCCGATGTGGTTAATCTATTCGAGTACGACATCAATCTAACTGACTGGAAACAGCCGATGAAGTCAACAGCTTACTTTTGGCATCCGTACGCTGATAATACTTGGTGGAACTACAACAACATAAAGCCTGAATTACGAAGATTGGTAGTAATGGTCAGCAATGACCCTTTGCCAATGACCTCGAATTACACTTTGTTCGTTGACAAGATTCATCCGTTTGTAAAGAACTTAATGGAAAGCGACTTAGATGCAGAGCATCCGCAGGCTGGTCACATCGTTGAGAGGTATTGCAGCGCATACTTTCAATTCAAGGTTACGGCTGCTGGTGGACTTAACCACCTTTACGCTGATTCCCACGGAACGCAAGGCAGAGGGGATAGATACCAAGACATTAAATACAAACTGCTATGATTAAGGTAATAAACTACGGAAGCGGTAAATATAAAGAGTTGGCAGCAACCCAATTCACAAACGGACTGCCTTTAAAAACTTACAGCAACGAATCGCC